TCCTCAGAGATAACCAATATAGGGAAATCATCCCTAACATAAAAGTTTAGAACTTGTCCTTTAGGAAAGAACCTGTGTAGTGGACTACTAAACTCAACTGTTGCTTCTTCACCAACATACTGGGAAGTCTCTATAACTTCTTCATAGTGATTAGTAGCGTGTTGTGTACTAGAGAATTTAACATCCCCATCTTTTGTTTCTATTCGATAGATACCTCTACCAACTAACTCAGCCATAGCCATAGTAGAATCAAAGTCTTCACTAGACATAGCAAACTTACATTCAAACTTACCTTTACCAAAAGAGAACATTTGTTCATCTTCTCTGTAAGATATATGATTAGTCATGTTATCTATTCTGCTAATAGCATTATCATGTGGGTGCTCTACAATTGTAGGCATCTTAGCCTTTCTAGAACCAGAGGTAATAGTTAGGCTATCTCCTACTGCAAAGTTAGTAGTCTCTCCGAACTTCTTAAGATAAGAAATAATCTTAGTTACATCACCGACATAACTACCATCTTCTTCACCTTCTACTTCTAGAGATAACTTAACTACAAAAGTTCCTACATCAGCATTAGATAATGTTAGTATGTTTCCAACACAGTTAAACTTGACTGTACTATCAAGACTACCATTAGTTAGTCCTGTATCTTTTTGATACTTACCTTTGACTTGTATATCTGTTAGTGCCTTTTCCATTTCTTTAGTATTAACTGTGAACTTCACAGATTACCCTCCTTCATTTCACTAACTCCGCCCCATGTAACATTACCATTAGCAACAGTTAGTGTCTCCCATGTTTTACCAACTAGGGATGTATTTGTTTTACTACTTTGTAGGTTAGCCCTGTAAACAACAGTTCCTTTCTTCTCTACTCTAGTAGTGTTAATAATTTGATACAGTGAATCACCCCAGTTATGCCAATTAGGTTTAGCACCAATAACTTCACCAGTAGTGCCGTAATCAGCCTTAGAGTGAGTAATGTAAATTTGGTCGCAGTTAAGATTCTTACACATTAGAAGTAGTGCATAGAATGGAGCATTTCTCTTACCCCATTCAAACTTCATCTTCTGTGGCTTACCAATCTTAGATGAACCAGTAACATGGAGTGTGCAACAATCAAGCCACTTATCTACTCCATCAAATACAAAGAGAACTTTCTCTCCTTCTTCTATCTTAGACTTAACAAACAAAACAAAGTCTTCCGAATTTCTCTCAGACTTCTGTATATCTAGTTCACCATTAGCGTTTCTTACTTCGGGATTCCATAGTGTAATCCTGTCTGTCATCTCATGATTTTGTCTCCAAGTTGGTTCACAACCATCATCCCAATCTAAAACATATATCTTATGTTCAGGGAAGTCTAGTGCTAGCCCACTCTTTACAGTCTTAGGTTCTCCCCAAATACCACAAACAAGACGGTTACTTCTACCCAACCTAGTTTGTGTTTGTTGAGCCAACTTCTCTTTGAAGTTAATTACCCTACTGTTGTTCGTCATATCTTCGCTTGCATTCTTAATTCCACTTGTTAAACCCATTATATTCACCTGCTTCATGTTGTTCTTTCATTAGTTCTTCTTTGTCTAGTTCTAGCGAATTACCGCTAAGGCTAGTCCATACCTTAACAATCTCTAACAGTTCTTCTAAACTAACTGTGTTAAAGATTGGATTCTTACTTGCTTCTTGATATAGAGAGATTCTAAACAAACCATGTTTGTATTTGTGTCTCTCCCATGTAATATAGGTAATATGATTGAGGTCAATTACTGCTCCCCAATTATTCTCACCTCTATTCATTAATATCATATATCTATCTTCTTTAATTTCATAAAATTTATTGTACATTATTTTCATCTCCTTATGTTAGGGCTTTGCACCCATTTGAATGTCAATTTCTCCAACAAGTTTACATCTACACTTATGACGAAGAGGGAACCACCCCTCATGGAGTGAGATGATTAGTTAATCAAAACCAATCGTAGTTCTCCTCGATAACTTCTGTTATCTCTACCGAAGAACCTCTCCTGTCAGTTACAAGTAGTCCTGTAACATTGACGCTAGTTGAGGTATAACCGTCATCGTCTGTTCTTTGTGAGGTTCTACCAACAATGATAACGGATGAACCGATACCAAAGTCAATCTCAATGTCGCTAGGAATCCATGCAGTTACAATAGAGTCATCTCCATCATAACTGAATTCAGCGTTAAGGTCATTGAGGTTAATAATTCTGTTACCATTAGCAGTAGGTTGGTTGTTAATGTTAACAACTGTACCATCTGTAATGACATATCTTTCTCTAGCATTTTGTCCTTGCATTCTAACATGGTAATCTCCCAAATCAGATAGATAAGTAATGTTACTAGAGAAGTGTTGTTGAAGAATACTTTCTACATTGAAGTTAGAAGTATCTCTATAATCATCACCGTTAGGGTCTAAGCCTTCGTTGGAGTTTAGACTCTTTAGAGTTGTATCAGTAGCACCATAGATGTTATTACCATCTTCACTAACAATTGCTGAGAAGTGTACAAACTCAAAGGTGTTAGGTGAGAACTCAACACAGTGTTGTTTCTTGTATGAGAAGAAATAAGGTTTCATGTCTCCACCATCAGCACTACCATAGAAGATACCTGCTCTACGCATTTCTTCTACTGGAAGTGGTTTACCGTAATTCTTGTTAACTCCACCGTTGTTATATTTAGCAATTGAATCAAGTGGGATATACCATGAACCGTCTTCTGTTTGTTCTGCACCTGCTGGTAAGTTACTTACTGTTTTCTCTTCATGATTACCATTATGGTATCTAGTAATAACCCACTTACCGAGAGCATTCTCAGTAGCAGTTGCTACAAGTCCTGTTTCTAGTGCATTATCCGAATCTCTAATGAATTCTTCTCTTGCTCTGTTTCTATTCCAACTCATCATATCTCTAGGTTGTTCAAGTGATACAAAGAACCCGAATAGGGATTTGAATAAAGAGTCGTTGCTTTGTGGTTTGTTAGAAGATTGACTTCTTCTTTGTTGCATCACATAACTTCTCCATAGCCCTATCGCTAACCCATCAGTTGTTTCAAGAGAGTTATCAGCACATATAGCGCTAAACTTCTCCTTCGCTTCGTCTTCTGTGATACCTAAAAAGGTAGCACCTTTCTTTATTTCTGCTTCTATTTTTTCATTCATATTTTTTGCCTCCTTAAATTAATTGCCCTACCATCCACGATGCTAATACTTTCGGTGTCATGGTAGTGGAACGCCATTCTGTTTCTCCTATTGTTCTTAGAAACTTGAATTTGATATTGTGGTCTAAACCAGTTGATTCTACTACTGAATCATGTAGTCCAATACAAATCTCTTTCATTGACCTACCATCATACAGTAAGTCGTGTATTTGTCCTAGAGCATTTGTATTTTTATTCACTATCATATTCAAAATTTTCACATATTCTTCTAATTCATATTCTACTTGTTTTTGCAATGTTGAACCGCTTGCTTTGACCGCTTGTAGTTCAGTAATTGCTCTACGCAGGTCTCCGTTCATACGGCCTATAAATGTTCTCAACTCTTTTGAATCAAGATGAGTAACACCTTCATTTTCAAGTATCTTTGACACTACAACTTGCATGTCAAGGGTATTTAAATTCTTGAAGCGATAGTTAGCGCACCTGCTTTGAAGTGCAAAGATAATCTTGTTCTTATCGTTACAAGTAATTATGAATCTTACATTAGAAGAGTATCTTTCCATAATTCTCTTTAGTGCATTTTGGGCATCGGGTGTCATACCATCCATCTCATCTAACAAGATGATTCTAAATGGAACTTCTCCAATAGCACCACTTTGCGCTATTTCCTTAATCTTAGTTCTAACAACTTCTAACTTTCTATCATCACTAGCATTTATCTCAAAGAAGTTATCCTTAAATCCATCCTTAAGAATAGCATTTGCTAATACGATAGAAGCAGTAGTTTTACCTAAACCAGCATTACCATAGAATAGTAGATTAGGAATATTACCTTCTTCTACCCATCCATTAGCATCCATTACAAGATGTTCTTGCCCTACAATATCTCCTAGTTTAGTTGGTCTATATTTTTCAGTCCATAGCATTACAACGCCTCCAATCTTTGTCTTAGAGTTTCTGTTAGTTCATAAACAATAGAAGATAACCAACCATGAGGTTCACTAATATTGAAATCACCTATGTTATCCAATACTTCTTGAATCGCCCATTCTGCTTCTTCTGCTTTTTTGATTAGTTCTTCTAATTGTTCTGCTTGTTCTGCTTTTTCTGCGAGTTCTTCGCTTTTTTCTTTTATATTATTACTTTTCATTTTTATCTCTCCTTATTTATTTATTATTCCATCCCATTTATCGTTCTTAGAATGATTATCTTTTGCCCATAAAGGCTGTAAGTTGTTTAGCGCCCAGCATTTCTTGAAGTCCTCACAATCTGTGCTTGTAAAGTTAAATGAAGATACTGGTCGTATGTGGTCTATGTGCCACTCACTCATATTATCCCAAGACATACCATCAGTGAACTTAGATTCAAAATCTGACATAAATTCATCTTTTGTGAAGTCAAAGAATCTCCAAACTGTGTCTACCTTTCTAGTTCCTTTGACGACTCTCCTTAAACCAAGCCTTAATCTTCCCGATATTCTGTTTATTGGTATCTGTCTTTTCTTTATTATCCATTCTTGGCTACACTTAGGAGAACAATTTCTATTGTATTTCATCCTCCTAAATTCCTTTCCACAGTTGTTACAATTAACCATAATGGGATTGTTAGCGGTTTTAATCTTCTTTAGTTCATTTCTGTGTCTTGCATAATCTATGTAGGCGGGTGTTACTTTTATTCTTTCATGCCTTTCTTTCCAGTAAAGTTTCATTTCTTCTTTGTTTTCCTCATAAAAGGTAATTCTTCTTTGCTTGTCTCTGTCTTTTCTGCAAGGTTTACAATACTCAATTTGATGATAATTTCTAACAGTAGTTTCTAATTCAATGTTACAAGTCTTACAGTGTTTAGTAAGCATTTTAGAGTGTCTTTCTCTAACTTCAAGTTTAGCCTTGTCACAAACTTTTTTACAAGTCATAGCCTTATGGCATTTATCGCTACAATACTTGTATCGTCTAGGTCTATTTACAACTTTATTGCAGAACAGACATTTCTTTTTTGGTAGAGCATCTGCTTTTTCCTTTCTCTTGTTGTATTGATTTACTAACTTACATTCGTGGCTACAAAATTTTGCTAGTGAAGTGTAAGGCACAAAATCAGTTTTACAGATAACGCACTCCTTCATACTACCACCGTATAGTAGTTCAGGAAGAACCCTCCTTCAACTCATAGAGATTAACATAACCTCCATTGTTTATTCTAATCTTAGTCGTTACAAACTCGCCCCTAATAAATTGAACAATTTGTCCTTTACTTAGTGGCTTCTTCTTAATACCATATTCATCATTCATAACATGTTCATAAATCTCATCTATTGTTAGAGGAGAATCTTTCTCTAATGCTTTCTTAGTTCTAAATATCGCTTTTTCTCTTTTCTTCATATATCTATACTGTTTCATCTTCATCAGTCCATTCATTATTACCAGTTCTTCTAAAGAACTTCTTCATGAAATAAGTTAGTTGAGTAACGCTCGGAATATTTCTATATCCCAAATCTATTAACTTGTCTCTTATCTCATATACCGAGAGATTACCACTCTCAGAAATCATATTTCTTATTACTTTTAACATTCTAATATTCATTAGAACTCCCCCAGTGATGCCTGCTTAACAGTTCTTATCACAGGGTCTTTTCTTTTCTTCTTTTCTAATCCGATTAATCTACAATCAGAGTTATTCAGTTTAGTCATAACATACTTCTTGTAGTCTTCATCCTGTAACAACTGTTTTAGTTGTCTTTCATTTCTAACACCTAATCTTTTGCATAAGAAAGGTATCTTTGAATATGCTTTTCTTTGCGGAAAACTTAGTCTCCCAACAAACCTACCATTGTGAACATAAGCCAACATCTCATAGAAGTATCTTTGACTCCATCTTCTCTTAACTCTACCATCTACAAATAGCAATTTGTTAGGATGTACATTTTCTAATACCCAGTTTAGTATCTGTGTGTCGCTAGGTTTATTGTAGAGCAACGCTTCTCTAACTAGTTCTCTATCTGTATTCTTTAGATAGTCATTAACTAATGAGAAGGTATCTCTTTCATAGGATAGAGGTTCTTCTGTTCTAGGTGCTATCTCTTGAATAGATTCTCTAAGGTAATTCTTAGAACCTGCCAGTTTTACTTTGCAAGCATTAAGTATCTCTTTAGGAACAGACTTCTTATTGATAGAAGTTAAT